AGAGTGATTAGGTGCATATGGTCCAAATTGATACATTTTATCAATATGTTTAAAATAAATGAACATAGTACTTGAACCAGCACATAAGGCTTTACTTGTTCGTAATGTATCTACAGCATGTTTTACTCGATCAGGTGGATAATAGTCATCATCATCCATGTAAACAATTATATCTCCAGTTGCTTTTTCATTTGAAATATTTCTTTTTTTACCAAGAGTCATTTTTTCATCATATTTAAAATATTTTACCTGTGGAATATGAGAAACTAAATCTTCTATTTTATCTGTGCCATCATCAATTATAATCCATTCCATTTTATCTTTTGGATATGTTTGATTTTCAAAACATTTTATAATTATTGGTATAAATGGTCTTCTATTAAAAGTTGGTGTACAAATACTCACAAATGGTTGTTTTGGTATCTTTTTTTTATCCTTACCCATTCTTAATTAATAATAGTTAATTATTTAAGTATTATTAATCAAAAAAATTATTTAGTTGATAAGGTTTTATTTATTTTTTTTAATTGTTTTGTTATATTACCACCTTTTTGTCCAAATAATAAATTATATAATAATCCATGTTCCTGTCCTTTTGGTTTATTTATACTACATTTTTTACTTGCTTGTTCATAACTAACGAGTGGAGTTAAATTTGTTTCAGGAATTGGATTAAATACATCAATTGATATAACACCCCAATAAATTAAACCAATTGTTATAATTGAAAATATACCTGCAGCTGAACCTAATTTAGAAAATGACAAAGAAATTACAAATAGACTAATAATAGTTACAACTGTTAATTTATAATATTTTAAAACTTCTTTAATTATAGTAACAGCTGTTACCTTTTTTCCATTTAACAATCCACTATACATTAGACTGGTTAATCCACAGAATAATAAAACAATAAGTGGGAGAATAGATAATATTAATCCTCCTCCTATAAAGAATAAAATAATAAACAATATGACAAGACCAATGCCAATACTATAATCAGTTGGACTTGTAATTGTTACATCCTCCCATTTTGGCATTCCATCTCCTGTATCATTTGTATTTGTTTTAAAAAACCATGACATATTAACAAACCATAAATATATTGTGTATATAAAATTTATAAATAACATTATAGCAAATAAAAATCCAACAATAATTGGTCCTATTCCAACAAGAATAATCTCTGGAATAGCATTTAAACCATTCATAACGGTATTAATTGATGAATAATTAAAACCTATTAATTGTTCTATAATTGATATAAAATAATTTGCTAAAAAATTTGAAGATGGTTTATTTTTATAGTTTCTAAACATTTCTAGAACTTTATTTTTTGAATTATAATTATCATAAGGAAACTCTAATTTCATTGACATTTCAGGATCTGTAAATGTTGTAAAAATATTCGTCTTTATAGGAGTTATTGTTGGATTATTTTCTGTATAGGGAAAACAATCAGTTTCTGTAGGTAAAATATTTGATTGAGCTAATTTACATAAGTATAATATTAAGCCACTACTTGAAAAATATCCTAAGACAATTACTATTGCTATAATCAATGAAAGCATAAAACTACTAATATTTGATGTTAAATTTGCTGAAGATGATGATAATTCTTTAATTTTTTTATCATCTATAGCACTTGTATCATTTGTATTATCAGACATTACTTATATTTAATTGATATAAAATAATTCGTTAAATAGTAAACATTGAAAAATTTAATATCAATTTATTATATGAAATTAAATCCCTTAAGAATAAGTTTGGTAATAATAGCAGTTATTTTATTATTTATTATTTTCAAAATGATACATTATTTAACATCTCAAGATTATATTGTAGAGTGTTTTACAAATAATATAATAGATGAAAAATATGATGGTTCAACCAAAGACAGCTTTGCTTCAACAAGTCATACAGTTGATCTACCATTAACAACAAAATATAGTTGTCAAAATTTTTGTGGTCCAACAGCAAGATGTGCTATAACTGGTCAACAATGTTTTACTGATATAGATTGCCCAGGTTGTCAACCATATGTGCCTCCTTTAAAAAAAACAAAAGATTGTGTTCCAGGTGATAATGATGCTGGAAAATTAACAACAGGAGTTACTCCGCAATATTCCAATTTAACAAGTGGTTATGGAACTCAAAAAAAAGTAATAACAGATCCCCGTAGGGTGTATGGAAAACCAGCACAACCAAATTTTGGTGTAAATACATGGATGTCTTCATTCAATGCTGGAGAGAAACTTTTTAATAAACGTTATAAACCTAATCAACTTGAATATATGCCAAAATATCCACCTATGTATAGTATAACAGGCGAATTTATAGGTGATGGACCATTGCCATCTAATTTTTAGATTTATTAATAACTACTTCTTTCGCTATTCTTCTAATTATTTTGTTTTCATTATCAAAATCATTAGTATTATTACCTCCTAAAGCTTCGATAACTAATTTGCTATATTGATCTGAGTATTGTGATTCACTATAGTGACAACCAGGATGTTTTTCTTTAAAAACAGATAATAATTTTTCATTTTTATAGGCAACCTTTTTAATAGCACGTCTTATTTTTAATTTTTGGTCATTTTCCTTTTCCCATTTATTATCATCTTTTACATAAATTATTTCTCTCTTTTTATCTGCACAATGAATAGGACGTTCTGTAACATCTAGAGCCTTTAAATTTTTAACAATTATGTTTGAAATTCCTTCTACAAATCCAAGTTTTCCAACTTCTTCTAAATCAGATAACTGAAGTTTAAGGGAATCAACAAAATCCATTATATTCATGGCATCTTTACATGTCTCATTTAAAAACATATTTAGATTAAAAGTATTATTAGTATTATTAGTATTATTTGAGTTATTATTAATGAGAGTATTATTATTGCTTACCTTACATATCTCGACTATCTTATTAGTAAGCTCTTGATTTTGTTTTTGTGTCTCATTGTTTTGTTTAACAACTTCTAACACTAAATTTGTGAGCATTTTAATCTCACTATCTTCGATTTTATTTAATACAACTTGTGAGCATGTTTTCTGGTGTTTGATTAATCCATGTTTCCATTTGTAACTATTACCACAAAGGCATTTAAAATTATTTTTTTTTATAAATTCATTAGATATATCATTTTGCTCAATTTTCTCATCCAAAATGGATGAGTTCACCCTATTATGTTTATCAGATAAAAGATGTCTTTCGTAATTACCTTTCCGTGATGTAATATAGTCACATTTATTACAACAAAAATGCGTGCTCAATTTTTGCTCAATTTTCTCATCCTGCTCATCCATAAATTACTCTCAGAAAAAATCTTTAAGTATTTATAAAAAAAAATTTATCATCACAAAATGAAAATTATTTTTTTGGTAACCACATGCTAATTTTAAAATATGGTAAGGATGAATTCCAAAGTTGGTAAAATATCCAAGCTTTTTTTTTTTGGACATTTTTTTTTCCCAAAAATGTCCATTTTTAAAAAGTCAAAATACTTTTCCATTTGCAAAAAAATTTTTTTACCTTCACGACTTTTTGAAAATTTCCAAGATTATACTACATGGTTGTAGTAAAAATAGGGTTTTTCTTTAAGTAGGTTAAATATATTATTTAATAAATATATTTAAAGAATATGTTTAAGTAGCATATAATAAACCAGCATTCCCTCCAACAAATATTACCATATTTACTCTCTCTTCCATTAAATACATATTATAATTATAACCATAAATTCTCCATGTTGGTTTATTTATACCAACTATATCACCCGTATTTGGGTCACAAATCGTTAAAACTTGTGCATATGGGTCAGCTGGAGGAGATATCGTAGTAAATTCAAACTGTATATTTGTAAATCTACTCATATTCATAGCACCGGATGGTTGTAAAACAAATGGATCTGTATTTAAACAAAAGTTATAACAATATAATCCTGGTGGAGCAAAACCAGCTGTTCTTACATATTTTTCTACAAAATTGTAGACACCTGATGGCAAAATATTTTCTCTATATTGTCCATCTAACAGTATTCCCAATGCTACTAATATATATTTTATATTTTGTGGATTGTAAACTCCCGATAAATATAATCCAGATAAAGCACCATTTGGCTCTAACCCAGGACCTAATGTAGCTGGTCCACCTGGGTCAGGATTTGGATAATCGCCTGCTGCTGGTGCTGGAGTTATATCTTGAGGCATATATTCATATGGCCAATTCGTATAATTTGACCATTGGTTTCTTAAATTTACATCACTTCTTTGAAAATAAAACATCCAACTTATAACCATTCCTAAAGAATCTAGATCTATTCTATTTTGTCCAGTTATATTATAAAACGATTTTTCATATACTTGTTTAATTAAATATTTTTGTTCATTTTTGGCAAATATTTTTGATTCATCATCTGACAGAAAAGAATATGTACAATTCAAATTTATATCAGCAAACCAATTTACTCTTGTATCTGTGTATGATGTAGGTCCTAATTGTTCATCGGGCGGTGTTTGTAAAAATCTATAAAATTGTTGGTAATATTGATTAAAATTAGGAGCTATAATCGGAAAATTATTTGTATAATCAGTAACATCGCGAATAGTAAACCATTGATTAATAGGTCTAAATGTTACATTAATCCATAATTCATTATATTGAAGCGCCACAAGCGGGAATGCTTGATATGTTGACAAATTAAACCATGCTCCTAATGGAATCCATAATGTTCTACCCATAATTGATGGTTGTGCTCCAGCAGCACTTGTTGTATAATACGCATTAGGATAAGCATTTACACGTGGTTCAACATTTGCTGGATCATTTAATTCTGGAACATTTCCAATCATTTCATTAAATAATGATAATTTTGTTCCACTAAAATCTCTTTGTGCTGAGGCTAAAATATATTGCCCAGAATATTGCTGTAGTTGTTGATTACCACAATTAATGGTTACTTGTTGAATAATTTGAGCACCTAAATTTTTTATCCATTGAAATTCATAAGGTGCCCAATCAGAGTATAATGTCGAACCATTACTTTGCTCATATGCTTGTGGTGGAAAAATAGGAGACCATATATTAGGTAATGTTATACAAATATAGCAATCCATAAGTAAATCAGCATATCTTTTTACCTTAAATGTAAAGGTTGATTCAGTTGTTAAATTTAATTGTGGCGTTCCTTCATAATCTAGACGAAAATTTTGTTTACCAAAATTTGTATATTTTTTATAAGTTACTTTCCAAAAAGTCTTTGAAGGATTTCCATTTAAAATTAAATTCGCTTGTCCTTGAGACACTAGTTGCATTAAGCCTCCTGCCATGTTATGTATATATATTTATTATTTTTTAATTATTTATTTCATCATAATATAATTTAATTATTTCTAAAAATTTAAAAATAATATTATATATTAGTGATGTCTTCAAATTCAAATGATTATTTAGCTGCTATTAAAAATATGGATGAAAACTTTCAAAGTTATATGATTATGACATTTATTTTTATTATTTTAATAATATTTATTGGTTATATGATTTATTTAAGTAAACTTGATGGAAGAGAATGTAACTATATGAATACATTATATTCTAGTGTCAATGGTAATATAAGGTCAATTTCAAAGAATGACCCGGATTGTAGTGGTAATGTTTTTGATTATTATATAAAAACAGCATATAATGCTTGTTCAGGCGGTTCTTATAAAAATGATTTTGTTAATGTATGTAATCTTAAGGCTATATTAAAGGATGGTGTTCGATGTCTTGATTTTGAGATATATTCTGTTAATGACCAACCTGTTGTAGCAACAAGTACTTCTGAGAGTTATCATGTTAAAGAAACATTTAACTCTGTAAATTTTGCTAATGTTATGGATACAATTAAGAACTATGCTTTTTCTGGAGGTACTTGCCCTAATCCTACAGATCCATTATTTATACATTTAAGATTTAAGAGTAATAATCAAGCTATGTACTCTAATCTAGCAAAAATATTTAAATCATATACAAGCATTATGTTGGGAATTAATTATAGTTATGAATCTGTCGGTAAAAATTTAGGAAATGTTCCTTTATTAGAATTACAAAATAAAGTTGCTTTAATAGTCGATAGAAGTAATACTGCCTTTTTGGAGAATAAAGAACTATTAGAATATGTTAATTTAACAAGTAATTCTATATTTATGAGAGAATATACTTATTACAATGTTAAAAATAATCCAGATATTAATGAATTAACAGAATATAATAAACGTAATATGACAATAGTAATACCTGATAATGGAACTAACCCATCTAATCCAAGTGGTTTATTATGCAGAGCAGCTGGTTGTCAAATGGTTGCTATGAGATATCAATTTGTAGATAATTTCCTTATGGAAAATACATTATTTTTTGATAGAGCAGGATATGCTTTTACGTTAAAACCAGCAAATCTTAGATATCAACCTGTTATGGTACCTGCACCTACGCCACAATTACCTCAATATTCTTACGCAACCCGAACAGCATCTAGCGATTATTATAATTTTAAATTTTAATTAATTCAAATAAATTGTTAGTTCTAATAATAAAATAAATATAATATCAAATATAATTACTAATGGATGATAACAAATATCTTGAAAAGATCAAACATGATATAAGAAATCTAAAACAATTAACACCTAAACAATTAGATTTTATTATGGATTTACCTAATAATGAAAAATATAAAATTATTAAAATTTATAATGAAATTATGATTTATGTAATTGAAACATTTAAGTTATTGGATGATTAAATTTTAGACTATTTACAAGTAAATATAATTAAACAATTTAAATATAACTTTATTATATATTGTATATTATAATGGGAAATACTACTTCAAATAATATTATGGAACCTGTCAATTATAATTGTCCTACCTGTATGAAGAGTGATAAATTACCCAATATAGCGGGTAGATTTCATATTATTAATAAAACTGAATGTCAATGTAACGGTTGTAATACTATTTATCCAAAAAGTAAATTTTACAAATCTTACGAAACATAAATGTATAAAGATAAATTTTATATAACCAAATTATTAATATAATTATTTTTATATTAAATTATATTAATTATTTTATTACTTGATTTCTCAATTATAATTGATATACTTATTTAGTTAATTTAATTAAATAATATATTATTTAATTTTATTTTAATTGAATAATATAAGAATGCCAAAAGAAAAAAATTTATGTAAAGATTTATCATTTGCGGATTGTGAACTTGCTATTTTGCGTATGGCTGTTGATAAAGCTGAAGAAAAAATAGGTAAACGTATTGTAAATTCAGAAGATGTTCAAAAAATAATAGATATTGTTGAAGAATTTATTAAACGTAAAAAACAAATATGTTATGGTGGAACCGCAATAAATAATATATTACCAGAAGAGGATAGATTTTATAATAAAGATGTAGAAATTCCAGATTATGATTTTTTCTCTCAAAATGCTCTAGAAGATGCTAAGGAATTAGCAAATATTTACTATAAAAAAGGTTTTATTGACGTTGAAGCAAAGTCTGGTCAACACCATGGAACTTATAAGGTTTTTGTTAATTATATGGCAGTTGCTGATATAACATATTTACCAAAAGAAATATTTAATACTCTAAAAAAAGACGCAATAAGTGTTGGAGGAATTTTATATGCTCCACCAAATTTTTTAAGAATGTCAATGTATTTAGAACTATCAAGACCAGCAGGAGATATAAGTAGATGGGAAAAAGTATTAAAACGTTTAACTCTTTTAAATAAAAATTATCCCATTACTGATATAAACTGTAATGATATTGATTTTCAACGTGAAATGGAAAATAGAGAAAATGAAGACAAAATTTACGAAACAGTTAAAAATACACTAATAAATCAGGGAGTTGTTTTTTTTGGTGGATTTGCTAATATTCTTTATTCTCAATATATGCCTAAAAATTTAAGAAAAAAATTAGAAAATATAGCTGATTTTGATGTATTATCAAATAATCCAGAAACAACTGCTGAAGTTATAAAAGAAAGATTAGATGATAATGGAATCAAAAATGTCAAGATAGTTAAACAACCAGCTGTTGGAGAGATTATTCCTGAACATTATGAAGTTAAAGTAGGTAAAGATTCTATTTTATTTATATATAAACCAATTGGTTGTCATAGTTATAATATTTTAATGATGAAAGGTAAAAAAATAAAAGTAGCAACAATTGATACAATGTTAAGTTTTTACTTAGCATTTTTATTTGCTAATAAACCATATTATAATCAATTTATAGATAGAATCCTCTGTATGTCTAAATTTTTATTTGATGTTCAACAAAAAAATAGATTAGCACAAAAGGGTCTACTTAAACGTTTTAGTATTACGTGTTATGGTCATCAAGAAACGATTGAAGAGATGAAGGCTGAAAAAGCAGCAAAATACAAAGAGTTAAAACAAAGTAAAGATAAAAAATTATTTGAAGAATGGTTTTTAAATTATCGTCCTGATGATATTAACACAAATAAAGAAGATAAAAAACAAGAAAATAAAACAAAAAAATCAAAAAAACAAACAAAAAAACAACAAACAAAAAAAGGATTTTTTAACCCATATAATTCTAATAAATCAAGAAAAAATAAAAAGATTCTTTATTAATTTTAAGAATTTATATTTTCCATATTACAAAATCCACCTTCACAATCTAGTTGTTGATTTTGTTGATTTTTTTTATTTTGATAATACTTATAAATATAAACAATTATGATAGCAATTAATATTGCAGCTCCAATATAAATATACATTGTATAATCTGTTGTTAAATTACTACCACCCAAATTAACAATTCCATTAGTATCTGGAAAATTTAAAGAAAAATTAGAATCAGTTATATCAATAGAATCCATTTTAAATTCTATTAATATTTACAATTTACAATTTAAACTTAATTATAGAAAATAATTATTTAAAATAACACTAAATATATCAAAAGTGATTTTTGATAAAATTTGAAATAAAATATTATCCTTAATATCTTTTGATATGTATTTTTTAAAATAATTTGTTAAGATAAAGATATAAATTATTATTTTCTCTAAAAGTAATCTAAAATTATAGTAACATTTATTTACTATATTCCAATCATTTACAAAGCTACACATTGAAGTATTAGATTTTTTTATATAAAAACTGTGTATATCCAAAAGACCCGTTAAAATTCTATGGAAATTACTTTTTTCATTTTTTATATTTAATGAATATATGAATTTATCATATCCCATTAAATCCATATATAGTATTTTTTTATTGGGTTGAATTGTAAAAATATGAGCATTTATACCATCAATATATTTATTTTTATATAAAATATTATTATCTATCAAAAAAGGTACATAACAAGATTTAATTATTGTATCTATTATTTCATCAATATTTTTATATTTTGATTTAACAAATTTTTTGTTTTTTTTTATATCATTATAACAAATAAATAATTTTCCGTTAACTATTTCACATATATCATGAGGAATTCTATCCTTTAAATATATTTTAAGTTTTTTAATAAAATTTAGAGAAAGATTATGTTTAAATTCATCCTTAACAATATTATATAATTTTGGCATTAAATCAAGTGAATCTATCAAATATAAAAAAGCAACTATAGAACCTATACTACATCCTGATATTCTTTCTATTTTAACATATTTCCTTTTTTCCATTTCTCTTAAAAAATAAAGCGCTCCAACTAAATAACTACCATTAAATATACCACCATCTAAAACTAAATCAATTCTCTGTAATTTTTTAGATTCATCTGGTAAATTTTCAATTAGTTTATATACATAGTCATCTATCATTATTATTATTATTAATCAAAATAGTATTATAATATTAAACGAAAATCTTATATTAATTTTTAAATTTTTAAATTTTTAAATTTTTTTATTTTCTAGTAATCGATTGATAAAATCTTTTTCATTTTTATTACTTACATAAATATTAATTAACTCAGCAGGTGAATAAAAAAATTCATTTATATTTAATA